CTACATTGACACCCTGACCCAGAGTGTGGAGCACCCGGATTCCTGGGTCATGCCCAATGACCTCTACACCAGCCTGAACCTGCGCCGCATTGATGGCACCGGTGAATCTGTGCTGTCCTACATCAAGGACCATACTCCCCAGATTACCAACTGGGAGGTTGCTGGCGAACTGTCCAAGGGCAATACGGACTACAACACCACGGGTAAGAACATCGGCCTGCTGTACACCAAGGACGCTGAAAAGATGTACCATGATGTGCCTATGGCATTCCTGCAGCACGCGCCGCAGGATCGTAATCTGGAAATTGTCATCAACTGCGAAGGGCGCGATGCAGGCATGGCTATTCCTTATCCTCTGTCTGCCTGCCTGGTCTATGGCCTGTAAGAAAGGAGCAACATCATGAAGATCAAAAACATTTCTGTAAAGCCTATCTGCATCGGCGGCGTGTCCTTGCTGCCGGGCGATACCGCGGACATTGACGCAGCCTGTGAGGATGCGGTGCCTTTCTACATTGATATGGGCTATGTGCAGGAGGTACAGGAGAAGAAGGCACGCAAGGCCAAGGCTGAGCCGGAGCCCGCTTCCGATGCTTCGGCAGAGGCTGAGTCCTGATGGATGCGCCTGATATCGCTGCCATTACCAAAATCGTAAAGATGGTGGGCACCGAGTTTAAGACCATGTCGGACGAAGACATTTCGTTCTGGATTGGTCTGCAAGCACCGGTTATTTCGCAGAAAAAATTTGGAGCGGACTATAATCTGGCTGTGGCGCTTTTGGTGTGTCATGCTATGAAAATGGCAGGCAATGGTGACAGTTCTCTTGGAACCATTGCGAACACCGGGCGGCTTGCCAGCGTATCCGAAGGTGGAGTGAGCATTTCCTTTGCTACCAGCACTGCCGGGACTACCGGAGATGCTGAATATCAGCTTACTTCCTACGGCTTGCAGTTTATTTCGGTTCGAAACCGACATATCGTGCCCATCATGATTCGATAAGGAGGCCCACCCTATGGCGGTAGTTGGAGACATTGGTCTTGACCTGACCCCGGAGGGCAGAGCGGCGATGGAACGCCTGAATGAACTGGCCGATGTGACCATAGAGGTTGGGTATCAGGCGGATCAAAAGGCGGCTGACGATGAAACATCGCTGGCCGAGGTTGCCTACTGGAACCACTACGGAACCCTCCACAAAGATGGTTCTGTGATGATTCCAGCCCGCCCTTTTATGGACACCATTAAGAAGCACTCGGAAGAACTGTCAGAGTTTTCGCAGCAGGCATTGTCCTCTCTGGAAACAGCTGATGAAGTTGCCAATGCGATAGGTTCGCAGGCAAAGTCCATGATTCAGGATGCAATCAAGGATGAGGAATGGGCCCCCAATGCACCCATTACCATCGAGGGCGGCTGGATGATGAATGAATACGGCAAGAAAGGCCCGGTGCCTGTACATATTGAGGGCAAAAGTTCCACGAAACCCCTGATTGATACGGGTGCTTTGCGTCAGAACTGCCAGTACGTTATCACGAAAGGAAAGAAATGAACATCTTTAAGCAGATGTACACCGTGCGCCGCTATAAGGGCACCAGGTGGGACAGTGGCACGGCCGAAACAACTTACTCGGATATGCAGCTTCCGCTTGATGTACAGGCCAAAACGCGCCGCAATCAGGATGATGCTTCCGGCCGTTCTACGACCGGCATTCTGACCGTGTATAGCGATGTCCAGCTTTTTCCTACGGAACCGGATAAGCAAATGACCGGTGACCGCCTGCTTTACATGGGGCAGTGGTACGCCTGTAAATCGTCCATCTACTGGGGAAATACAATCCTGAAGCACTGGATATCGGAGTTTGAAGCCGTTGAGGGCGAGAAAGGGGAGAACGCCAATGACACCAGCTGAGTGTCGTGAGAAGGTTCGGCTCATGTTTGTGGAACTGTACCCCCATTGCACGGTGATTTACAGCTATCCCAATTCCGTGCGCCCACCACTCCCGTATGTCGTTCTGGATTTTGAACGCATCGACCAGGTTGGTTCGTTTGAGCGTATCGAGGACGGTATTCTTTGGCAGGAAAAAAGCAAGCACATTCCG